TTTAAGTGAATAGTAAGGATAAGGGGGTATGCTAAGCCGCTCACTTGAGGCGAAACCCTCCCTGAAATTATCCTTACCAGAGAAGAAAAACTCTGACAGTGTACCTTTATAAAGACTCAATAAACCAAATAAGGCGTCCCAGCCCATCCGAGGCGTCCATTCCAGAAAGTATACTCCATCCTCTGCTACAATAGCGTTTACATCGACAGGCCCTGTATATCCCTCACCGGCTATTAACTGGCCCGCTCTGGTAAGTTCATCAAATAAAAGACCCCTGTTTTTCTTCAGAAAAACCGTATTACTCTGGCTGCCTATCGCCGGTCCGAGGTTGGAGTTCATAAACCTCTTACTCTCCAGTGTATGGTTGTACGCCCATAAACCCTGCCGTGATATCCATACCTCTGAGCTTATCTCTATCCTTATTAGACAGGAAATCTACCGCCTTGCCGGTATCACTAAACTCTTTCGTTTCCGGTACTTTTAAACCAACTTTAGCGGCAAACTCACTTCCAGCCTGCCGGTCAAGCTCTATATTTTCCGTAAATGAAGAGGCACCTAAAACCCTTGTCGTTCTCGCTATCTTATCCGCTACCGGCCCGAATACGCCGTTGCTTTTAACCGGGACGCCAAAAGATTTCAGTAAAGCCCTGTCCTCTGGTGTCCCCTCGTTTGGCCGGGTAATATCGAAACAGACAAGTTTGGTTTTCCTAACCTCTTTTTTGAGTTGGTTTATTTTTAAACGGTTATCGAAAATGCCCTTATAATTCTTGCGGTACAGGGGGTTGTGTATGTAAACCGCCACATCGACACCCTCGCCCTGCATACGCCATGCGATAGGCAGACTCTCACCGGAAGAAGATATAAAAATAATATCGCTCATTTAGGTATCACCTTTACCCTTAATGTCCCGCTGCCCAGATCGACCGAACCGCCGGTAACGTTCAAAAGCTCCACTGTAACCGTATTCGCGGAGGTCACCTCCGCGTCCAAAGCAAGACCGGCTGTATCGAGCGAAAAAGACGCTATGGCAAAATCACCCAATTCCGCACCCTCAACTGTAATTGTCGTTACCTCCATGTCGTTAGTTGTTATATTGCCAGGGTCCCATATCTTTGAATTCTGGTAACCCAAGAGATGGTTTACCCTCTTTGTTATCTCCTTATAAATCTTATCCTGCACCCACGGGATAAAGACCCGCATAAAGTCCCTTGTTTTCGGGGGCAGGTCATTTTCCCTGCGTCCCGCAAGAAATCTCTCTGTCTGTTTTAGATATTCCATCAGATCAAACCTCCCGCCGGTCTAAAGTAGGGTACAACAGCATGTATTTTCGGCCGGTTCCCGGACGCATTATTGGTTATTTTAATTCGATGAAAGTCAGCTACGGCGTTTACATACACCCGCTTCCAAACTTTATCTCTGCCGGTATTTGTTTCCGCACATGAGACCGTCTGGTTCTTAAAGCTGCTCGATTCGCTGTTTAGGTAGAAATAAACATCAAACGAGGCTAAAGAGCTTTTATCCACCAGAAAATCAACATAGCCGAGATGTGCCTTTTCCCCCGCCTGTGTGTAAGGATTCCACCTGCCTGATAATGCCTCAAATTCTATGTTTTCCGCATTATCGGAATCGGTCGAGTTGACCTGCCATACATAACCGCTTCTATCACCCATCAGAGTCGTCGGGTAACCGCCCTGCAGGGACTTATCGTCCCATGTTGTTGTCAATTCATCCCAGCTTGTATCAGGATAATCCTCCCACGTTACCGAGGATTCAAGGCTTGAATAGCCAAAACAATGCGGATTAGTATAAAACTCGTAGGTGCTAAATGAATTAGTCTCGTAGTTCATCACCAGAACCGCCGTCGCCGCCGACTCGCCCTGTTCTGGATAGGATATCCACATCTCCATCTCTTCCTCAAGTACCAGGCCGTAACAGTATGATACCGCATCCTGATTCCATTGGAGCATGAAGTCCGGTATTTTTTCGTCGATACCGTAAACCTCGCGTCCATCTGAGGCGATAATCCTTGTAGGGCCTACACATATCTGCTCATCCGAGAATGTTACCAGAGAGAAGCTCGCGTAACACCCCTCTGTATCTGCCAGCTTTTCCCATCTAAATGGAAGTGACACATCACCGGTATAGGCAAGCCGCCAGACACTTCTCTCGAACCAGACTATCAAATCCTCGCCCATAAAGTCGGCGGATACAATCCAATCCTCTGTCGGAGCGTCAACATAATTATCAGCAGGCCACGTCTCCGGGTTATTTATATCGCACCATCTGGCTCTCTGGTAATGTGATGTCCCGCTTTCGTTGGTTCTAAGTAAAACAAGCCTGCTCTTATAAAGGAATATCAGCAGGCATGAATTAAGGTCATTATCAGGGCCGCCCTCAGTGTCGAGATCGACGTAAAGACCGGCAAGATCAGTTCCATCATATTTCTGTATCTGGTCCTGATTATTAGTAATGTAAGTCTTACCGTTCCAGTTCTCTACCCAGAAAAAATCACTGTCCGTTCCAGTAAACTCTTCGTCAGAGGCGGTCGCTGTAGAGTCGCCTATAATCTTTACCGTTGAATCGCCCGCGATTGTCGCATGGTTGGTTGCCCCGGCAGTGCCGATATTTTCGCTTTCAAAAGTCCCGCTCTGGCCCCTGAGATACAATGTACCCGTTGCGTCCCCGCCGGCCCATGTCCCGGATGTTTTGGTAACTTTCCAGACGACCGCCGTAGCACCGCCGGTAAGCCCTGTTATTGTGTCCCCCACCTCTATTTCAACCGAACCTGATGTAAAGGCAAGTGTTCTGTATTGAAGCTGCTCGGCTTGAAATGTACCGGTTACCGTAGCGTTTTGGAATATAATCGTACCGCTGGCGTCGCCGTCGCCAAAGGCTCCGTTGTCGGGAGCATTACCAAAAAGGCTTTTAACCGTTCCAAAAGCCCCGCTGGTAGCGCCCTCAATAACGTCATCCTTTGCCGGGGTTGTATCCTGACTTGTCCCGTGGTCGAAGTGTATTTTCTTGCGGGTAACATCGACAAGCGAACCGGAGCTGTATTTGTTTATTCTGTCAGTATCCATTACCAGAAGCTCTTCTGTCCCTGTCGTCGAGTAATGGTTCCATATCCCCATAACGGCGTTACCGGGATTAGAGTCCGTATCGGCCGCCGTGTCGGTATGCACCACCTGACCGAATTGCTGGTATCCCCTGCGTTTTTCGAGATAACCGTGTCTTAAATGGCAGTTTTTAAGCGTCTCGAACGCATCCTGCGGTATTAACCACGGTTCTCTGCCGATAACCTTACCGGTTCTCATATCAGATATGAGGAACGGTTCAAAAGGCATATTTCGGGTAGATTGTCTTTGTTTTGCAAGCATTAGTATTTGATTATAAAATTTAACCCTATTACTGGTTGGATGTTATTGTGAGCATTCCCTGACCCGGCATTTAATGTATTGAGAGTTTTATTGTATGACGCTAAGCTCCCGCCTGGGTAAGTATCACCAGTTCCGGAACCAGAATTGAATCTTAATGTGTGATTGTGTTCCGGCATTTCTGCTTCGGTTAGAGTGTGTTCATATTCTCCCTCTTCGCCGCCTAATGTAAAAGTATCGTCCACGGCGTTATCGTCCGTTCCTGTCCCTACGCCCACAGGTATGCGGCCGGAAAGGTCTGGCAGATTAAATGTTGTTGACCCGTCGCCTACACCAAACGATGTTCCAATAGCTGAAAATAAGTCCGAGTAAGTTGAGCGGCTTATTGCCGAACCGTCACATTTAAGCCATCCAGTCGGGGCCGAGTTGCCGCCGTACATGGTAATAGATCCTGATGGAAGTCTTGCATCAACATAAGCCTTATCAGCGACCGTCCTGTCTCCATCAGATGTTTCCGTTGCTGCCGCTAATGTTGTGCCGTCTGGTAAGGCGGGGGCGGAAGACCATGAGGCACTGTCAAGGTTGATACTGCCGCCGCTGGTAAGCTGCACCTCATTTTCATCCTCATCGATAAAATGAAGCTCGGCTTTTGACGATACATCCTTAGTGTAGATAACGCCGTGATCTGCGGCTACACTTGCCGGTGTCGTTATCGGGGCCATTAAAGTAACTCGTTCGTGCTTGCCCGATTGGGTAGTACCGTCAAAATCATGATCCTGGCCGATTGCCGTTTGAAGCGCATCCCAATTAGCCCTTATAAGGTCATCAGAATCTGCGAGGGAGTCATTGCTCGCCGGTTTAGTCGCGTCCCATAATGTCATTTTAAAGTCCCGTTATCCAAAGTTTAGCAGAATTTGTTATTGTCGTAGGCACAAAGGCTATCTCGGTACACCCGTAAAGGTCAATACCCCATTCAGCAATATAATTGCCGGTAGGAGAAAATGTTTTGGCGTCTGTGTACCAATAAGCGTTAGACTCTGCCACAGTGTCAGCTAATTCATAGGAGGAGGTATAGCCCTCATTTGTGCCTGTCGTAAAGGTTAAGGTAGCTATGCGGTGGTATATATCCGTCCCTGACCGCCGAACAAATACGTCGAATACAGAAGAGTCACCGTCTGTTGTACTCTCACATCGCACAGATACAAAGTTCCACTGTCTTTTAACCATGAAGCTCTCTGTATTGGTCAGTGCCTCTAAAGTTGTCTCATCCCTTTGCGTTACTGTCGGGGTAGTATCGGCCGCTGTAAATGTACCGACATTATACCAGCCAAACCTCGGCGTATGCAGTTGGCCAGGGTCAACCTCCTCGCCCGCCCTGTTCACCGGCCGAACCGCCTCAAGAGCGAAGCAGATAGAGACAATCGCCGCCAGCCATATAATTATCAATGCTTTTTTCATTTCAATTACTCCTTTAAAAATTTCTTCTGGAAGTAGAATGTTTAATTTTGTGCAAAACTTTTCGC